CACGCACCACGCATCTTCCCAGAAATTGCTTTTGGGGTGTGCGGCCGAAACCGTCAGTCCATCGCCGTCGTCGTAGTTGCCATCGGTGTCGAACGTGTAGGTGCTGTAATTCGATAGAAGCTGGCTACACGCTTCCGTGTCCGTTGGCTGGCCGTCGTAGCTCCTGACATTGGAGCTCGCACCATCTACGGTCGTCCACGACCCGCCGTTCTTGCGGTACTCTAGCTGCTGCGTGTCGTTGTAGTTGGCGCTGGAGTCGTTCCACCTGGCGATCCGAATGATAAAGGGCGCGTCGAGTGCAACCGTTTCGGTCAGGCTGCCTTCGGCACCTTTGAACGAGCACGAGTTGACGCTGGCGTTGTCATCGTTCTGGAAGCGCCAAGTGTGCTGGCCGGTGTTCGGGGTCGCCACTTATTCCCCCCTTATTTCCCGCAGGGCCCGGTTCACGATGTCCTTGAACGGGCGTGTGGGCATATCCCACCCCTGACGGTGACAATCCAGACTGTTGATCTGAGAGGTCGTTTGGTCCACCAGCCCGAGCAGGTCATGGGCCGACCACTCTCCGTTCGCGTGATGCAGGTAATGGCTCTCGTTCCACAGGATGTCCTTCCCCACCACCCCGGGCTGGGTAACAGCTACAACCCCCTGCACGGGCGATTCCCACGGCTCCCCGTCCTTGTCGGAGAACGTGGTGCCGTCGGCATACCACAGCTTCCAGCGGTAGGTGGGGGGCGTGAAGGTCATTTCTCCTCTTCCAGGATCCGCGTGACCTCGTGATCTGGCACGACGAAAGTGCCCGTGTGCGGTTCGGCCCTAGCCGCCACTTTCAGTTTACCCAGGATTCGCTGGTCCTTCTCGGTGAGGCTCTCGTCCCCCACCAGCTGGGCCACGTTCAGCTTCTCGTGACTCACCACGATGAGGTTGCCCAGGATGTGGATGTACCAGTCAGCGTCGTTGCCCAGGGGATCCCCGTTGAGGGCGATCCGGAGGGCCCGACGATAATTGCCGTCAGGTCCAACCATGATGGAGGGGATCATGGGCTTTCGTTGGCGAGCGTGGGAAACCCGAAATTCGGGCCCGTAGCAGACCACCCGGAGTCCCTCGGACACGGCATTGACCCAAGTATGCGGCTCCTCCCCGTACTTCACCGGTTCTTCGCCGTTGAAGTAGCTGATCTCAAACTCGGCGCCCTTTTCGGGGAGGAGCCGATCCCGAAGGTCGTCCAGGAGCGAGGTAACGAGCTCGTTGGCGCCTTCAGATTTCGTCATACTCGAAAGTCACCTGTTCTGCCGAGAGGAGCTCGGGCGTGGAGCCCACTTCGACTTCCATGACCAGGATAAGGTGGTCACCCATCTCCGCGCTGGTGGACGAATACGGCCCAGCTCCCAGGGAGAGAGGGGTGGCCGACACATAGCCAAAGGCGTCGGCCATCGCCCCGGGGGTTCCGTTGACCGGAGCCTGGGGAGGGTCGTTGGTGTCCACCGGGGTGGCCGGCGTGACGTAGGTTGTCTCAGCCACGGCCCAGAGCTTCACCCCGGCCTGCCAGGGGTTCGATCCGTCCGTGTAGAACTCCAGGTTGGTGATCTGGGAGCTGGGGCCCGTGGCGCCGATGTAGAACCGGAGCCACTTCTCGTAGCTGTACTCCCGGTTGGAGGTTGGCACGATGAGGGGGTTGTTCAAATCGACCGTGCTGTTGTCGGCGTTTTTGAACCGGACCGTCCCCCCGTCCTTCTGGGTCGGCGTCCCGGCCGTCCCGTTCTTCTCCCTGACCTGCACAGTTGCGGCCATTCTGCTTCTCCTTACTCGGAGTAAATGATGTGGAGGGCCATCTTCCCCTCCGTGACGAACTCAAACCTGAGCTCAAAGATCCGATACCGCGAATGGGCTAGGTCTTTTCTCCATTCCTCCCATTCGGCCATAGCAGCATCCTTCGCGCCCACCGTGTCGGTGGAGTCTGCGCCTTCACCGATGATGGTCCAGATGCCGATATGACGGGCGAATGGGATCTGCTTCTTTTCCGGGGTGCCCCTCCCCTTCCCGAAGGTTTCTTCCCGTCCAACCGCGGTTCGGCCGGTGCTGGTGCTGTCAGCGTCTTTCGTATAACCCCCTGGCGTTACCGGCATGGTCCACCTACATGGCGTTGGTCAGCCTCTTGGCCGAATGGTTGGAGTAGTCGGTGATCCCATAGGTCGTGACCTTGTGCCTGACGGCACACCACGGTTTCGATCCGCTGGAGGCCGGGAACTCCCCGCTGATGTGCTCCCATTGATCCGGGTTCTCGGTGTAGCGGAGGTTGTCCATCGCGTCTGCCTCAAGCTCGGAGGGCAGCGAGTCATAAACCTCCGTGTAGGCCGAGATGGCGTTGCTCCATTCCAGCGTGTAGGTCAGAGGAGTATTGCTCTCCGCAACATCCAGCGTCGGGGCGAGAGGCCCACCCCAGACCACGGTTGAGCTCGTGTAGGCGCCGTTCACATAAGGACTCACGAACCGACAGTCGTAGCTGTTGGCCGCCTCGCCGGTTATCCCCGTATCTGCCCACTGGAAAGCCCCGGTCACACCGGTTTCGGTCTTGACCAGGACCCCGCCCCTGCGGATCTCCACGGAGTAGCTGGCGCCCGAGTAGGGAGGCGTGATGCTGAGGAGGATTTGCTCCGTTGATGCGGAGGTCCGGCTCCAGATTCCCGAGTTGATAACCGGCAGGGCAGCGAGGGTAGTAGTGAAAGACCCCCGGGCAGTAGCCGGCCACGCACCAGGGTCCGATGCCTCGTACCCGAAGGTGTAATAAGGGCCGCGTTTGTAGCGAACCGCGATGTCATAATCCCACCCGGGCGAGAGGCCCTCCAGGGTGTGCTCCTGGGTTGCCGCCAGAGAAACCGGTACGCTCCTCTTGAGTGCCCAAGCTCCCCCAGCGGGGCGAAGCCATATTTCCAGGGTTTCGTCCCCGTCCTGGCCGTTGTTGGTGACAACGACATCGGCCTGTTGGTCGCCTATGTCGTTCATCGTGGGAGCGGAGGGGTATCCAGTCGGGGGCTCAGCCAAACCCCATCCAGATTGCGGCAAACGGAAGCCCGAGAGGGGTTCAAAGGGGAGCTCCTGGTATCCCCACTTCCAATCACCAGAGATGCGAATGTAAAGCGAGTAGACCCTCTTCCCGAAGCAAAACCAGATGCTCCGATAGACGGGCATGTAGGTGGCAAAGGCGTACTTGTCATCCAGTTTCACCGGGAGGTCGTAGGGCTCCGGGAGGTAGAGCTCGAGGGGCATCTCCAGGCCTTCGCTGGTGCCGTTCCCGGCGAAAACCCTGGGGCCCTCGGTGGTCCAGGCAAACACCGCGCCCTCAACAGAACAGGCCAGCCTGGGTTGTTCCATCCCGAACAGGCCGTCCAGGGGTCGTTGTCCGAAGTCCAGGTATGAGTCGCCGTAGAGCTCCCAGGTTTCCGTTTCTTTGAAGGCGATCAGAGTTTCACCGGCTGGATAACAGCCAATGACCGGATCCCCCTCGTCTCCGGGGTTGAGATAGTGGAGGAAATCGAAAGCCGTGCGGGCCTCCAGGTCAGCAATCGGAACCTGGGGCTGGGAGATCCGCACGATCTCCGGTTTGTCGAAGTCAACGTCACCCCATCCCCATCCCACGAGGTAGTCCAGCCACTTCGTCACCCCCCGGAACCTCACCTCCTGGTCCTCCACCGTCCCCCCTGTCCTCTCCCAATTCACAAACAAGGGGTTGAGCTGGTACTCCTGGTCGGCCTCGCTGTATGTCGCCCAGTAGGTTTGAGCTCTCCACCCCACCACGTTGACCGAGTGAGCCATGAATACGATTCCATTAATCTCTGCCAGAAGAACAATCGGTGGATCCGGATTCGTGTCCCCCAGGATATTCCCTCCTCCTGGCTTCAGAAACGGCCACTCCCCGAGCCATTGATACCAGCTCGCCGTGGAGTCCCCAATGAACACGTTGACCTTGTAATTCACGCTGTCGTAGGTGACGAAAAGGGAGGCGCGTCTGCCGCGAATGGCGATCCCTGCAAGAACGTCGGTTTGGGCATTTCCTCCGTCATCCACGAACTCCAGGACCCTCTCAAACCCACGGCGAACTTGGTACTTCCCCTGGAGGAGGTGGACGTTGCGGAGATCCTCCATCCCCCCGGGCTGCATGGCCATCACTCCCGTTTCCCGGTCCAACCCGGAACCGAACACCAGAGGTATCTTCGGCATCTATCTTACGTCCGTCTGGAGGCTTTCTCTGACCACATCAAACTCCACCTCAGCTCCGTCGAAACTCAGCCATTCCTGGAGCCCTGAGCCGGTTTCGATCTTCATGTGGAACCACGCTCCGCGCAGACCATATCGAAACCTCTCTACCGCACTGGCTCCTGAGTCCCGGTGATACTGGGCCAGGTCGATTTCGGTTATCGACTGCACGGGGGCGGTTGTGGCCTTGTAGTTGATCGTCACCACACCCTTGGGTTCACCGTCGATGTATGGCGTAACCTTCAGATCCATGTCGTTCGCGTTCCATCTCTGGATCGTGATGCTCGCCCTTTTGAAGTGACATTCCCCTCCAGCTCCAGCCGGTGATACCGGGTTGGTGAAAACCCTGGCCTCCACCTGGATGCCGTCATCGGTGACTCCCGAAGCAGCCTTCAGGAGGCGGTTGTAACCCTTCGTGCCGAGAAACACCTGACCGGAGGGGATGAACGCAGGGGCCCTCATCAAGCCCTCGGTGTAGACGATACCGGTGTTCTGACTCTCCCTGACGGGATCGTATTCGATCCAGACTCCAGGGAGTTGGAGGCCAATACCGCAGATGTCCACAATCGTCATTTCAAAGGTCAGGTAGGCGCCCCTCAAGCCGTATTTGAAACGGTCGTCGTTGGCTCCCTCGAAAACCGCGTCCTCAAACGCCCTGTAAAGGGGCACCTCGTACCGCCGCAGCGCAGCTCGATCTCCAGGACCGATGAACACATCTTCCTGGGCATATTGATCCAGCCGCTCCCCGTTCAAAATCGGCACAATGCGGATCTGGATGTCCGAAAAGTGCTCGACCACCACGATGATGTTCTTGAAGAGGCACTCCCCCGAGTAGCCCTCCGGGGCAATCGGGTTGGGCCGGATCCTCGCAATCAGTTGGCGCCCCGCCGCTACCTCATAGCCCCCGAACTGATAGATGGCGCCGGCCCCCTTCTCACCCAGGTAGAGCTCCTTGTCTGCCGAGTCCACGTCCGGAGGACATGGCGCTATGGCTGGGGACGGTGGGTAGGGGTTGTCCTCCGGGGGGATCTCCCCCTCGGGGATCGTGTCGGCTGTGCACGGCGCGTCGAGGTGGGTCAGGTCCAGCGGCGTAGCCGTGAAGTCGAGGTAGATGTTTCCACCGGAGAAGTTGTTGGGCACAACGCCGGTAGCACGGTTGGCGCAGAACCCCGTCCACCCCGCGTAGAGGCCACCATCGCCCTCCCCTGGTGCCGTCTCCTCCGCTCCACCCTCCCAGGTCACGTCGATCATCCAGGGCCCGTCCTCGGGTGGGAGAGAGGCGTTGCCGAACCCCCAGTAACCCTCCGGGCTCACGTTGATGCCGCCTCCCGGTGGATGATAAACGGTCGGTGGTGTCGTGGCCGCGGCCTGGATCCGGTGGGTCTTTCCGGTTGGGTCGGTGGCGTAGTCGTGCCACACCTTCAGCCTCACCCCGTACTTCGGGAAATGACGGCACTGATACCCGGATCCCTGGCAATCCCAAATGCTTTTGAGGCCGTTGAAGGTCACGAACCACGGGAGGTCGTAGTTGTAGGTGCGTTGGGGTTTGCCGTTGTGCCACACCTCGACGGTGAGGACCGGATCCAAGTCGATCCCGTAGAAGAAGCAGTAAGCCGGAGCGCCCATGTTGCGGATCACCCAATCGGCAAAGGAGTCCGAACCCGGAGGGCAACAGACACAAGCAGCATAGGGCCAGTAAAGGCGGGGGCGGATGTACGCCACCACGCCCTGCATTGTTGAATCGCAAGGCCAATCGTTCGGACCGATCGGTGCCCACACGTTCCAGGCGAGGGATGGGTCAATCGGCTCACAGGTCCCACAGATCAGCGCCGCAACGCCCGCCGCCGCCTTCTCACAATCTCGCCACCTCTCCCAGGAGGCGCCCCCCTGGCCACTGTACCACGACACCTTACCGGCCACGTTGACCCCGTTGTTTGGCCCCAGTGTCGTGTTGACGATGGTTGCCGGGGGCCCGAACAACCGCCCCATAGCGGCGACATGTCCCTCAAACCCCGCTTTCGGGTTATCCACGCCATCCCACCGGCTCCACGAGATGGGACCCCACCACCCCCCCTGAGAGATATACCTGCCGGGGTAGTAGTACGCCTTGGCGATGTTCCAGAGCGCGGCCCAGTCGTCCCAGGAGAAGGTTCCAGGGGTGGACGGGAGGTCTAGCGTCTGGAACGTGTAGCCGCTTGACCATTCGCTCCAGTCGTCCTCCGCGTCTGCATAGGCCACTCTGACTTGATAGGCGACGAACGCTGCCATGCCAGCCACGGTAGCGGAGGTGACCGCCCCCAGAGCCCCCGTATCATAGACCAGGCTGGTCCAGTCACCACCGGCAAGCTGGACTTGATACCGCGTGTTTTTGTGGGACTCACCCTCGGGCGAGGCGAACGCGCTGGAGGTCACCAGGGCGGTGGCGCTCGTGATGTTGCTGACCGACAGGATGCGTGGTTTCGTCGGCTCCTCTTGCTTCCACAACCGCTGGCGCCCCGCCTGGGTGATGCGGATACCCCCTGGAGAGGAATGGAGCTTCTGGCGCCCCGCCTGGGTCACCCGTATAGGAGAGATTGCCACGGCTCACACCGACGAGTTTTCGTAGAGGCTTTCCGCAGCCGCTAGTTGGGCTGCCGTCCAGCCGGAACCCCCCGGAACGTCATCGAAAATCTCGGTGATGTACGCATAGGAGGTGGCGAGCGACTTCGCGGCCGAGAGCGATTCGGAGCCTCCGTACTTCACGCCGAGCTTCAGGCTGGCATTGTTCGCGTCCTCTTTCCTGGCCCGAGCGATAGCCATGACCGCTATCGCACTCGCTACGGTCCCGGAGCCGGAATGGCCCAGCGAGTCCCGGTCACCGTTCGTGGTCGTGCGGTTGTAGGTGGTGTCCTCGTCTGGCCCCACCTCGTCCACACAATCTTCGTTATTGGTGTCGCCGGTAGGGGTGCAATCGGCGCTGGAGCCGGACTGATCCATCGGGTCGTAGGAGCACTTCACATCGCCGTGAACCGTGGAGTCGTCGGCATAGAGATCGGAGATTTCTGTGTTCGGTACGCCGCCATAGTTTCCAGAAGGATAAACCGTGAGTTGGTTACAGGTAGGGGAAGTAAAGTTTGTGTCCACACCGGTAACGGAGGAATCCAAGATCCCCCCGAAATAGATTTCGACCGAACCGGCTGTCTGGTCGATGACCACCTTTACGGTGATGTGGGTTGGGACACCCACAGCGACCGCCTGAGTCGAGGTCAGTTTGACGTAATTGGAGTCGTTGGAGAAGGTGGTCCAATAAATCTGGCCCGAAGAGTTCATGCAGATACACCCAACCGTCCCCACGCCTGCATGTTGCAATATAAAAATCTCGTGTGTCGTAGCCCTATTCCGGTGACAATAGAAGCCCACAACGATGGTCGTTGCGGCACTCTTCAGGAGGTATTTCATAGAGGTGGTGGTGTAATAAGCGGTGCCGAGTTTGGCCCTCCCATCACCCAAGGAAGTCAGCTTCCAGTCCCCGGCCGTCATGGTCCAGATTCCCGCAAACTCGGTGTCCGTGTATGCGTGAGTTCCGGGGGTGTACTGGCCGAAAGACTCCATCCCCAGGATAGCCATTACTCAGTTCCCTCCCCGGTCCAGCTTGACCGTGGTTCCTCCAACCAGGAGATCGTTGAGCGGGACCAGCGACATCGTGTTGAAGCGCCGGATGTGGGCCCATCGCCGCAACTCACACGCTGTCTCGTGCTCGAGGAACATGATGTACAGCCTGAGCCACTCGTCCCTTTCGTGAGCCAGGGCCGCAACCTCCACATCCCTTCCGGTTGTTCCGGCATCCTTCTTCGCCAGATACGCGGCCAGCTCCAGGACTAGGAGCTCGTTGTACGCCTCTTCCCACTGGGAATCAATGGCGCTCACATAGTCCGTGGGATCCGTGGGCCGTTGGGAATACCAGAAGGTGAGGGAATCGGTGCTTGGATCCGGGTCGCTGGCGTTTCCGGCCTCGTAATACTGCTTCCCCATCCGATACACGGACGGCTTCCCGCTTTCCGCGGTTCTGTCATCGAACGGGACCACGACGACTTCATCACCAGCGGCAGTTTCCAGCCTGAAGATCGACTCGGCGCCTTCTGGGCGATCCCAGGGTGTCCCAGCTCCCGGGGCCGCGACTACCGATGAGCCAGCGAAGTAGAGGGGGTTCACCCGGGCCGCGATGGAATAGAATTTCCGCACCGTCCGAATCACGAGCTGGAACAACTCTGTGCTTTCGGTGGCGATCTGGCCCGGGTTGTTCTTCATGGATTTGGCATAGGCCGCGTCCATCAATTCCTTCGGGGTAGTCGTAACAGCCATTTTTCACCTCACCAAACTTCGTTGACTTGTGAGAGTTGGCCCTTCTTTCTTCCAGCAATCTCATGGAGAAACGTGATCTCCATTTCCTTCCACTCTGCTCTGAGCTCTGAGAAGTAGGTCTTGTAGGGCTGGTCGGGTTGCCGGCGCATGAGAAAGTGAGCGCACCCTGCCGTCATGCACGGTAGGGCGGTATCTGGGAGCACAATCGGGTCGGTCACCACCGCGAGGGTCGTTGTCATGGGGATGTACCGGATCTCCAAACTCTGGTACTGGGTCCAGTCAGCAGCGGTGCCGTGGAGGCGAATGAAACCGTTGAGCACCGAGTAGGCCGGCTGGTGGATCCTCCTGCCCCTGGATTCCCAGGGGAGATGCTCTAGCCTGTCCCAAACGTCCGTGTCGTTCAAAAAGAAGGCTTTCCCGGAGAGGTATTGGTGAGCCGCCTCAGCGGCCTCTCCGGTGTCGAAATCGGCCAGGGGTAGGGTGATGTCCTGAAAAACCGAAAGCTCATCCGGATTGATCTGCGCGACCTTCAGGACGAGCGTTTTGTGGTAACGATCCAGGAAGCGGATCAGCACTTGATCCGGGTGGATGTAGGGGTCTAGGGAGGCATGATAGTCCCGGGCACCTTCAATGATCTGAGCTACCGTGACGGCCATTATCCAAGCGCATCCCCGAGCCTTTGGAGAACCTCCTCCCGCTTTTCTCCCTCACTCTCGATTTCGATGAAGAGTCTGAGAGCTCCGCGACGAGGTTCCGGCTCGCGTTGAAATTCCCTCTCGATTGCCGAATCCAACAGGTACTCGTTCCCGATGAGTGTGTCCCGCAGGTCTGGGAGGCCCATATCCGGGAAGGTGAAATCCTCCGGCACGACCGGATCTGGAACCTTCGTCGGCGTGAGCTCCTCTTCGGGCTCTGCTCCAGGGAGTTCGACCTTCTGGGGGTCGTAGCCGAGAATACCAGGGCCGAAAATGCTGGCCCCGCGGGTTGTTTCCACGATTTCTCTTTCGTATTGCTCCTGCCCCAAAATGCCAGGGCCGAGCGTCCCTTTTGGCAGCGTCATTGGAATACCTTCCTCGTGGGCTTCACGATTGAAACGGGGTGCTTGTGGGTGTGCCTCCATACACTCCCGGCCTCGGAATCAGCGAAATCGGCCATCTGCTCCATTCGCGGGTGCATGAGGGTGGAGGTGTCTGTGGCGTTGAGATTTTCCTCAAACTTTTCGTCGGGGCGGTTCCTCCAGAACCAATCGGCCACGCGGAAGTCACGGATCATCTCTCCAAACAGGCCGTTTTGAGCCTCTCCAATCAGAACAGGCGCAAAGCCATCCTGCATCTTTCGATACTTCGCAACCACAGCCCAAGGAGGAAGGTCGTCCTCCCGCGATTTCTCGCCCGTGAGGTAGTAGAGCTGCTTCCTGGCGAAATCCATGCGGTACTGCCCGGGCCGGTAGACGCCAAGCATCCACTTCCCGGATCCGACGTAAAGGAGATCGGCCTGGGGGTCGATTTCGCGTAGCCTCTCTATGACATCCCTCGGGGGCTGATAGTCGTGCATCTCTTCTGGTCCTGAGAGCGGGGGCCCCGCAGGGCCCCCGCCGAAGTTGGAGCCGTCAGGTTACGAAACGTAGATGTTCTGGATTCTCCAATTCTTCTGCGGATCAGAGCATCCGAACTCGCAGTAGAGAGATCCATAGGCCCAGAAGGCATCCTTCCGGCCGGTCCCGTCCACGACCTGCTTCCAGAGGGAGCCGGTGGTGTCATCCCACTCCCAGTTGTGAAGCATGAATTTTTTCAGGGTGGAGGTTGTGATCCCGAAAGCCACGTTCCTGGGCATCTTGCGGCAGGAGCGGATCTTCACGAGACGGTCCCCGAGCACCATGTACAGGTAGCCCTTTCCACCAGTGTAGTTGCGGGGATCGTTGATCGCCCTGTCGGCCTTCAGGTCCTGCCAGAACTGCCGGCACCCGAAGCGGGGGGCGATAATCATGTCCGGTTTCCCACCGCCCTCGATCCACACCTTGTCATCCACGAACTGGATGAGGTCCTCGGTGAACTCGACGTTGGTACCGAACCCCTGGGCGTTGTAGCACAGGGACCTCCACGCGGAGTAGGTGCTCCGCAGGATGTTCTGGAAGGTGGCGACGAGGGTTCCGTCGTCCACGATCCCGTGAATCCCCATCGGCTCTTTCCCGGCCGACAGGGTGTTCGCGTCACCCATGAAGAGGTAGTCGTCGTCGGCCAAACCCGTGGCCAGAGCATCGACCTCGATCTGGTTGTTGTCGTAGTCCACATCCTCCACGACCATCTGGCCGGCACGAGGGGTGGACCCGTCAGCGTTGGGAGAGGCACGGAGGCCGGCCCCGATGAGGAACTGGAGCACCGGGTCTGGGTGGGCCACGGTGTTCAGTACGACCCCCATCGCCGTGTCGATGTCCAGGGTGGTCGCCGGGGTCGAGGCGTTGACTCGGGCCAGGATCGCGGAGCTGGTGCCCAGGAGCATCCTGTCGAGCTCGTGGGTGACCCGCTCCACGAGAGCTGGAAGGGCCCTCTTCGCCCAGTTGACGAATGCGCCCTCGTTGGTCCGGACCATCTTCATGGTTTCGGCCGTCATTTCGACGGCGCCCATGACCTTCTTCAGGTTGATCCGGGAGTTTGCGATCACGGGGCCCCTCGGCACGGGGATGTAGTCCCCCTCCGAACGAGCTCCGACTCCTGCCGGCAGAGCGAACATCTGTGCCGTCTCGATGTAGCGCCCACCGGTCGTCTGGTCCGTCTTGATCCCGCCACCGTCCTGGAAACAATCCACCAGCTCGGTGTCCCTGACGACGTTGTTCACCAGCGCATCGTCAAAGATGATTTTCATGGCAGAATCAAGATCGGTTGTGGTGGTAGTGGCCATTCCGATCTCCTCCTAGCCCCTGGCTAGGTTCTGGGTATCCCGTGCTTTTCGATGTAGGCGATACGCTCCTCAATCGTCTCGCCCTTCTTGAATGGAGGCGTCACTGGACCGGGGCCAGAGCCAGGAGGGGAGGTCCCCGCAGACCGCTTCCGAGCTCGCTTCTTCTTGAACCTTTCAGAAGTTTTGCGAGCCTCTTCAACCCTTCCTTTCGCCTCGGCCAGCCGGTCCCGGGGGGATTTGGCGCGGGAGGGTCCTTTTGCTGGGGCCTTCTTGACGGTGGGCTTGATGCCGAACGACTCAAACACCCCGGTCCTTTTCAGGACCATGTTGACCGTCTCCAGGTCGAGGGATGCCTTGGGATTCGCTTTCACGAAATCGTCCAAGTCCTGGAGAGCAAACCTCATATATCTGCCGAGATGGGCCTCGGAAAGCGACTCGCCCAGATCCTCCAGGTGGCGCACGATGGCGTCTCCCTGCTCCCTGGCCGCTTGGTTGGCCTGGGCCTTGTGGACGGCCGCTTGGTTCCGTTTCAGAATGTCCCGCTCGATCTTCGCGGCTTCACCTTCCCTGCGACCCTTATCGTTCTCCCACCGCTCGATCTCGGGGAAAACGGAGTCGAACACCTTCTCGTTGGTGAGGAGGAACTTCACCAGCTCCACCTTCTGCTCGTCTCCCAGGACCTCGTTGATGTATCCGGCCGGATTGAGGTCCATCTGCTGGGCCACGAAATCCACCTCTGCCTTGGTGGCGTTGACGGCCTCGAGCTGGGCCCGATAGTCCTCACCCCGGAGATAGCCGTTCCGGAGGCGGTTGATGGCCTCGGTTTCCTCCTGGGTCAGACCAGCGACCTCCAGCTTCAGGTCCGGATCCCCCGGGCGCCTCCCGGGGATGGAGGCGATGAAAACGTCCTCGTCGTCATCTTCCTCTTCTTCCCCCTCTGCCTTCAGCTCCTCTTCGCCCTCGCCTTCCTCCTCCTCACCACTCTGGCCGGCCTCTTCTTCGTCGCCTTCTTCCTCGCCTGGATCTGCTTCTTCTCCTCCTCCCACTTCTTTGCCATCGCCGGCTTGTTCGCCCACATCCACCGCCTCTGGGCTTCGCTCTGGAATGGCATCTTCGGCAGGCTCCTTATCGACTATGGGGCGACCCTCAGCGATCCTTTTCTCCATATCGCTGATCAGTGATTCGACGGTCACAGGGGCTTCGGCTTCAGGAGGCGTAACTGCCTCGGTCGCCGGGGCGGCTGGTGTCGTCATTATGCAACTCCGATTTCAGGGTTTTGGGCGGCTTCTTCGCCACCGGATTCCGCTGGGGGGGCGGGCATGGAGGACGCCACAGCACTTTCGAGCTCGGCGTTCTGGATCAGTCGTTGGCTCTGGGCGATCTGGAAGAGGGCCCGGAGGTTGTAAAACTCCTGTTGGATGTGAACCGGGAGCTTGATGTACTGGGGAGACTTCATAACCCTTTCGAGCACGAAAATGTGGATCCCATGCTCGTACCACTCGAAAACGTCGATCTCCTCAGCCCTCACCCCCTGGAGGAGCCGGCCCACGTTCTGCTCGGCCGTCACCCTGTCCATTCCTCCTGGACGGGCCTCCCTGGCCATGTGGGGGAACCTGGAGAGCTCGAAGAACCTGGAAACCGCCTCTGGGGTTCCCGGGGGGCCGTAGAGGCCCATTTCGTAGTGACGCTCAACCCGGGCCTGTCTCTCACCACGGCCCTCTGGAAGCATACTCTCGACATCGGGCTTGGCGTTTACGTTGCCCTGTTGGAACAGCTCTGGCATGACCGTGATCGTGCTGGAAATCAAATCATCACCAGCCACGCGAATGATCTTCTCCTCGTCCCAGATCAACGGGATCATCACGTTCCAGTCCTCGGCCATTCGCGCCAGCTCGGAAACGGTTCTCCGGGCCGTTGGTCCGACGAACCGATCAGAGTTGAAGCGGAGCTCCTTCACGAGCTCACCGGAAGAGTCGGAGGTGGGCGGGGTCCCCTCGGCACCCGCGATGTTGCCCAGCTCGATCATTTCGTCTCGGAGGAGAACTTGGGTCCTCCAGACATCTGACCCCAAAGACGGGACAGGCACAAAGCGGATTGGATCCCCGGGGGCCGACAGGTCGTTGCACATGACCGTGACTCCGGGACGATTGGTGATCTGTCCGTCCTGCACCCTCATGGCGTCCACGAGCCGAATTGGGTTTGCCGTCAGGGTGGAGTGCTGGAGGATCTGGGAAACGACCCTGTTGAAGGTCTTTTGAGGGCCGTTCATCATCTCCTGGACGGAGGTGCCTGAGGGCCGGCTCGGGATGTTCACAAAGTCGAAGGCACGGATCGGAGAGGTGTACCTGAAGGGGGCGTACCTCTGGCCATCCCTCACCCGCTTGTCCCCTGCGGTGATAAGAAGTCGGCCACCGGCCTGTTCCTCTGTCCTCTCCGTCCCCGGGAAACGCCCTGGCTTCTGCCAGTATTCAAATACCTCTACCAGATCCTCGTTTTCGCCGGATCCGCTGGTTTCCACGAGGCCCTTACCCTGGGAAGCGCCCCAATAACCAGCCCCACGAAGCAATCGCTTCAGGACCCCAGCATCGGCAGCATCCTCTCCGCGAATCGTGGGATCAACCTCAATGCCCCATGCTTCATATACCTCTGCCGGCGTGAGAAGGGACCTCTGGACATGCCAGGACTTATCCTCCCAACGGATGTTGGATCCCCACTGGCCCCGGCACTCAAGAGCCGACAGAACATCCACCACGATGGCGCCCTCATACTCGATGTGTGGGCTTCCGGTCGTTCTGAAATCCCCGTCCGGACTCAGGAGCTCGGCCCTGGGTTGGCCGTCAGGGCCGTATGGGACGTTTGGGAGAACCCGCTGGGCCCCGCCTCCCATGACCGAAAGCACGGCGGGGCCCTTGAAAACCACCGGATCTCCCTTGTCCGGGTCGATCCTGGACTTCATGTGAGAGCGGCCAGAGGGGATGAGCCATGCGTACATCTCATCCACTTTGTCGGCCATGTTGGCTTCGTACCACAGGTGTTTCCACACGGAATCCGCGACCTCGGCCAATTCGGCGTCGATCTGATCCGGCCCAGCTTGGAAGGAGAGAACGGGGGGATTCTCGGTGAGGCGAGCGTGGAGGAGCATGAACCAGTGAATCAGCCGGTTGAGTACCGGCATGAATCGCCAGCGTCTTTCGTCGTCGGAGAGGAATTGGCTTACGTCAACCCACCTCCCCAGGAGCCGCGACCACACGTTCCACTGTTGGCCGCAGAGCATCCGAATGTTGGCCTCAATGAGGCGGTCCCGGTCCCGCAGGAGCTCGTCCTGAGAGCGCCATATGGTCCGTAGCCATTCGACTCTTTCGGAGTCGTAACCATCATCGTCTGGTGAAAACGGATCTTCCCCCTGGAGGAGAGGGGGAGCACCCCGATAGACCTTTGGTATCCCGTTGAGGGATGGGTCGTTGGCCATTCGCTTTTGATGGCTACCTTGGGGTGAAGAACGAATAATGCCGGATATGGTGTTGTGTCAAGAAAAACACCACGAGGGGTGGGACGTGCTTTTTGGGGATCTGCGATAATGCACCGGGGGGGTGGTTGACGGACGCACCCCCTATACTCTGCAAACTCAGAGGCAAAAAGGTTTACATCGGTTTGTAACAAAAAAACCGGGGCCGGTTGGTTCCGGCCCCGTAGGGTTCCCCAAGTCTGTCGGGCTACTTTTGATCCATGCTCGCCCTTCCCCTACGTCGGGATTGCCCCGCCGGTCATGCTTGCCCGATGGCGTTTGCCTCGGCCAGGATGAGATCGACCTCTTCCCTGGCGACCTTCTCCTCCACCCCGGTTTCCCGCATGATGTCGGCCACCATCGACTGAATTTCCGCCTCAGACACCTTGATTGTTGGCGCCTGTTCCCTGGCTAGGATGGCATCATCCCCCCGCGTCTCCTTGATTTTCTGAGTCAGATTTTGGAGTTGGGCGGTCGCGTGTACAATCGCCTGCTCGGCATCGCGTTTTCGATACCCTTGGACGTAGCCGGCGAGGAAGAAGCCGATCCACATTCCAGCAAAGAGAGCCGCCAGTATCCATCCGAAATTCTCCATCAGTACCATGCCTTTCTGAATCCGTCGTCCACGATGTTGGCGCTGAGAACCCCAATGAGGATCCCCAGGCCTCCCCACACGACCTTCCCCTTGCTGAACGAAAAGATGGGCTGGGGCGGTGGGTTGCAGATCGTGGGATCCTGTTCAACCGATTCCGGAACGAGAGAGAACGGATTTTCGGTCACCAGGAGGACGGAAGCGGAACGGATTCCACCGGAGCTCCCGCAGGTAATTCTGGTGAATACAGGGACCGGTCTGGTGAGGTTGACCCTGACATCGAAGAGGCCTCTTCCGGATGGGTTGATCCTGGCATCCCCCCTGAAAGCGAAGGGGCCGTCGCTCCCCTCAAAGGCGTAGGTCCGGATCGTATCGTTGACGATTACTGGGACCGGAACCGTGTCGGTGATGCGGAGGGTGTCGATTCTCAGGCCGGCAGACACCCTCACAACCGGCCTCTCGCGGAGCTCGCGGTCCAGGGAGTCCCTTTTGAGCTCCACCTGGACGATCCTGAGCTGGTACGCGGTCTGGGTCGAATCCAGGGACCGGAGGGCGAGCATCCTGGCGGTATCGTTGACCGCGGCTAACGAGTCGGAATGGAAGGCCTGGGCCCGATACTGTCTGGCCACATGGGTCGCCCGGAGGGCCAGGGCGAGGCACAGAAACAGGAGGATCCCAATGGCGACGTTTTTCATGGGGTACACCTCCAGGCCCTCACGATGTTGGCGAGGCCCTCCAGGATCACGGATCCGGTGAGCCTGTTGGCCACCATGAGAACGACGATGGAGATGAGCATGATCGCCCTCCAGTCGTTCAGGATGTCCCTCACCGCATTGATTCCGGCAATACACACATCGGCCTTGGTGTGGGCGTGGGTCACTTCCTCTTCATCTGGCATTGACGTTCTCCGGGTCGATTATCTCGATCTCCACCACCTCCCCAGCCTTCAAGGACAAAGCGATACGAGGGTAGATCCTTCGGTATGCGGCCCTCGATTGCAGGAGAGCTCCGCTTTCGGTGAGGTTCTGGGAAACCCCGTCCCCAACCAGGAGGCACCCCCTGGTGTCGGTGTCGCGGTTGCCAGCATGGATGAGGATGTCCTGAAACCCGGGTACGTCCCGGAGCCACAGCATTCCAATGTGGATGTCGTAGGCCCAGTGGCCGGGGGTGGAGTAGGCCTCGTGGAAGCCGCCGAAGTCCCTGAACGTGATCCGGTAGGTCCCGGCAGGTATCGCCGTCTCCCCGGGCACCTTCACCGCCCTGAGCTCGTCCTCAAGCCCGAAAGCCATGAACTCTTCCCCGGTGGTTGTTACGCGGTGCAACAGGCTGAGACACGACTCGCTCCCCGGGGAAAACCTCCTCCACTTGAGCCTCATAGAAAGATCCCCTCTCCCTCCAGGAGCTCGCGCTCCTCGTCTCGCGGAATTGTGTTCCTCACCCTCATGGTGGCTTCCATCTCTGCTCTGAGCACCTGGGATGAGAAGGCAGACAGGTTCAGGTCGCCAGCGATTCCACCTTTCCCCCGGGGGGGCCTGGAGGCCACGGCGAAGCGGAGAGCGTCATACCCGTCATCCCCGCCCTCCCCGGTGTCCGGGTTGGAATCGACCTTCAGGACGACCTCGCGGTCATCCTCGTCCACAACCATCTGGGTGAGCTGCTCAAACAGCCACCGGTTTCCGGGGGTGTCCATGAAGATCAGCCCGGGCTCCCAGTCGGTCCCGTCTGGGCCCCTGCCGACATAGGAGACGTAATCGCGGAGGTTGTTCAAGCCGTGGACTGGATCCTGGTTGGCCCTCACCAGGGGGACGCCGTACTCAAAAAGGCGCTCGGCAACGGTGGGAACGGACCCTCCCCTCGCTCTGTGCTTCGCCCAGACATCGTGACCGGCCGACATATAGGAGATCCTGCCCATCTCCAGGTTCCGGCTCATTTTGTCCCCGATCTGGTCAGGCAGATCCCTCCAGCCCTTCACTGTGTCCACCACGAAGAGCCGGCCGTCCTCGTTCGCGGCGAGCTCCACGGCCACCCATCTGTGCTGGAACCCCCAGTCGAAGCCACCGAACGAGAACCAATGGGATGGAACGTGGAACTTCCTGCAAAAGTGAACGTCCTCGCTGAGCTCCTGGAGGGCGAGGCCTAGGCCAATGTCCCAGTCTCCCTCGAGGAGCTGTTTCCTCCTGACCTCTGGGAGGGTCGAAAGGTTGGCGAGGTAGGCTGGGTCCTTGGCGTAAACGGGGTTGTCGGTGATGAGTGCAGGGACAAACCGTCGCTCCAGGACGAACTCCTCGATCCCCTCCATCTTCAGGACGAACCGGTGGATCCGCTCCCCATGCTTCCCGCACGGGATGATGAAACGGCGCTTTATCCAGGCGTGGCCGGCGAACCCTGGGTTGGCAGACGCCCTCGCCTTCCTGACGACCCTGGGGTCAGGACTCCGGATTTCCTTCAGGAGGTCGATCCAGACGTTCTCGTCGGGTTGGTTCCCCAGCTCGTCGTAGAAGATGGCCCCCCACTCACGGCCCTGGTACTGCTCAACGTGCTCCTTCCGCTCGCAGTAGCCGAACTGGACAAAGGCTCCTCCAGCTCCGGTGCTGTTGTCGGGGTTCGGAAACATCCACCGCTGTTTTTCTGCACTCCAGCGGGGTTTCATGGGGTGCTGAGGGTAGAGCTTGTGGGACCGCAGAATGAGCTCATCGAGCTCGCCGTACCTCGCCCGAAGGACCAGCCCGTGGTAGGCGGCGAGGTGGACCTGCTCCAGGGCAAGAGCGACCAGGGCGTCAGACTTCCCTCCCCCCTTTGCCCCGCCGTAGAGAACCTCGAACTCCTGGGATGCCGCAAATTCGGCCTGTCGCCCCCGGTGGGGCGCCCACATAACGTGGTAGCCTGGAGGGAGCTTCACCCCCTCCGCGATGGTGCCCTCAAGAGGATGTTTCTTCATCCCCACCCTCTGTGAGCTCCTCTTCCGCTATCAGCTCCTCAATAGGCTGAACACCCGGGCCCCCTGGAATGAGAAGGACCCCGTGAGAGAGGGGTCCGTCGTCGGGGCCGGAAATCTCCTGCTTCGCTCCGAGCCCGTACTTCCCCAGGACATCCAGGTATCTCACCAAGTCCTGGTGGGGGATCTTCTTGATGTTCCTGCTGGAGAATCGCCGCTTGAGCTCTTTGAGCCCATCCTCGTCCAACAGTGTCCGGATCTCCTCCCGGACTACGTTCGGCCGGCGACCACCGCCCTTGTTACCGGGATTGCCCCGCCTTAACTGACCGCCTCCCGGTGCTGGATAGAGGCCGCCGATCTGAGTCTGAGCAACGTGAGCTGGGAGCTTCTTCTTCGCGTCTCTTTTCGCTGGCATTCTCTGAAAAGGGTTCGCTTGGGGTGCTGAAATGATGGGATTCTGGTGGGGAAAAGTCAAAGAGTAAGGGCAGGGGCCGCGTTCTGGTGGGTGTCAGCCCTGCGACGGGCCTGTTGCGAACCCCTGCCCTACTCTGGAGAGAGAGACACCGTGGAGGGCGCTCAGTAGCGGTATCCTAACTCCTCGATTTCGGACGCGAAAGTCCTTTGTACGAGCTCGGCCGCTTCTGGAGTGAAAACCTCCTGGTAGTGCCTCCCGGCCCTGAATTTGTTCAGGCCAACAACCGGGATCCTCGTCGGGCTCATTTTGTAGGCCCCCAGGAACGCATGGAAGTCATCAACGAGGGTTTCGTAGTGCAGGATCGCCGGGGGAGGAAAACTGTCCAGAAACCACCAGAGACGCGGTTTCGTGACAACCCCCTTCTCCGGGTCCAGGTGGAAGTAGTTCTTGTTCTTCGACCACCACCGCAGGAGCCATGCGGAGCTTATCTTCCCCTTCACAGCCTCGGGACTCTGACCGTTCGCATTCCACCACCAGCTCGCCAGGGCGTCCCAATGGTTCCTCACCGTTGTGAAGCAACGGTAGTCCTCGTAGAGCCCCCCGGGGCCGGCGTGATGGGGCCCCACGGGATGGAACCCAGACCAGATGTTAAGCGCCTTCGCTACCGCCCGGGATGCCGTTCTTGGATGAGCCAGGAAGATGAGTTTCTGGTGGTGGTTGACGTACATCGGAAAATTCCGGGTTTACGAGCTTCAGCAGCCCGATGAGTACGGAGAACTCCAGGATCGCATACGTCTTGTGTCGGTTTCTGGTGAATACCAGGAGGGGAATGAGGTCGCCACGGTTGGACTCAGCCTGTTTCAGGGCATCCCAAATCTGCAACCTTTCCGTGTTCTTGCACTCGGTAGAGAATGGAAATACGTTCCTCGCCCTCTCCGAGAGGAGGAGAATATCCTTCCCCTTCTCCCCCATGAGCGCCGGTTTCACATCGTCCTCGGTCATCCCCCAGGCCTCTTTCAGGGCCTCAACAACCCCGTTCTGGAGCCTCCTGGCTTTCGCCTTCATGGAGGACACCCTCATCGTTCCAGCCTTTCGACAACCCTCTCCAGCTGAATGCTGAGCTTCCAGAGGGTGCGGTGGAACAGGTAGAGGAACAGGAGAGCGTAGAGCAGGTTCATTTCATGGCCTCTCTCTCGGTTTCCAGGGTGGAACCTCTTCAAACTGGTATCCCAGCTCGTTGATCTCGTGCAGAAAGCACCATTCCACGAAATGGCGCGTGTCTGCGTCGTAGTAGGTGGAGTAGTGCCTCCTCCGCTTCTCCGCTAGGAGCTCCATGCCCACACCGTCCTTCCTCGGGTCCTCCATCCCCATGTCGGACCCCTGGACCACGGGAACCTCGATCTGCCGTTCCTCGCTCACGCCAACCTCGGGTAGCGTCACCGTGGGGAGCCCACAAAGGGACAGGATCGTGTTGAGTTCAGTCTCCAGGTTCTCGTACCTCATGGAGATGATCCCGGGGATTTCCCGGAACCAGAACATCCTCCCAGCCCTGAAGTAGTACCTGTTCTTGGAGAAGTGGTTGGCGATCCAGGTCATAGAAGGCTTCTCCTCCTTC